AACATCCGCACTCCTGCAAGTTCTAATATTGTTTTCCCATATCACCGGGTGAGGCATCCAATCAAACTCATGCGGTCCATTGTAGCCTGCACTAGAACATCCTGTTATAATAATAATACTACTTACTAGCAATATTAAATTTTTCATCTCGTTCCTCTTTTAGTTTATTGTATCCTTCATCATCTAGATGTGTAATGGCCAACCAAGCATGTGTCATTTCATCGCCTGTTCTACTGCCTCCCATTACCCACATATCAGGATCCGGATTGTTTGGATTGTTAGAAGTATTATCATACCATTGCTTTAGAACAATAACTGCTCCTGCTGGTAAGAGTGGTGCTACGTCAGGCTCATATAAATGACTGTGATGCCATGTTGCACTCCAATTACTTACTTGACTAATTTGTTCTGTGCGTCCTGAGTCAGGATAGAATATCTCTAGGCTAGCGGCATTCATTCTTAAATGTCCGTGTGGCTGAAAACTATCTAGTCTAACAGGGTGATCAAAACTGTGGAAGCCTTGTGTCATGTAGTAGCCGTTGGGTGGAATAGTTATATCGTCCTGATCTCCTAGGCGATACAAACTCAAGTCTTGTTTGTATTTCAATTCTTGACTTTCCTCTTCGCTGTATAACCAAAGCCCAATCTCTACCACGTTGTCTTTGATAACCGATCCTGGTGCCATTGCTCCAAGTCCACCTGGGAACATGTGAATATCCCATGCTACTTCTGCGTTGGCTGGAATAGTTCTGCATACTCCTGCAGGAACTATCTCTCCCCACTTTCCCATAGCATACTCAGTTAACATTCCCACTCTGCCTCCCTCAGTTATAATACTGCTGTTAGCATGATGTACTACTGCTTTAGCATTGCCACGTGGTTTAACTTGTACTGCTTTAATGCAACGGTCTTCACTAAGTCCTGTTGGAACATTGTGTTTATGCCACAAGTCGTTGCCACTTGCTGGAATGTCTATTGCCACACTTGCGATGATTGAATCCGGCGCTCCAAAATCTGCTTCGAAACTCCATGCTTCCGGATCTCCTAAGTTTACTGGCTGTACTACTATGTCTGGGTCGCCATACCTTGCTCCGGTATCTACCCACTCGACTACTGTGTCTATATCTTTTTGCGATAAACGCCAATCACCTTGCAAGTCCTGTATGCCTATGCCGTGATCGTATGCATAAGGTGGCATTTCTCTTTTCATTACTTTAAGTGATATTAATGGAGCCCATGGACGTACTTGCTCGTATGTCTCAAAACTCATTGGCCCTATGCCTCCAGAACGGTGACACACTACACAATTATCGTTGATGATAGTTGCTACTTCGTTAGTGTATGTTTGTGCTGATAGGATAAGTGGGAATAAAGCTACTAGTGCTGCTGTAATATATTTCATTTATATATCTCCTGGAACTGTATAGTATTTAACCTATTACAATAAGTTCTAGAGCAGTTTATATGCGTTTGTTACAATTTGTTGCATCTATAACAGTATATAGACACTTCGTGTCTTACCTTACTACATTCAATCGTTTCATTTCATGAAACTCATTCATTTGTAAGATATATTTATTAGAGAAGAACTATTAAACGTTATCAAGAAAGTGGAGTCATAATTCACCTGTTGCCAGGTGAATATAAAAAAAGGGATCTGATGGTCGTCATCAAGATGAGCTTCGTCACTATTACTCGGGTGCTACTAGGAACCGGTGAGCCTTCTGTCCCCATACACTACCGTCACTGTACCTTGCGGTACCTCACGGAAACTTATATAACCTTGAATAGTTTAGTTATACAAATTTGCAGGTTGCTTTTTCCCATTGCCTGCATCGTTTTAATGCTATATCGTTGTTTGCATCTTTACGACTACAACCCAGTATCTCGCACCGGGTGCATTGCATTGCCGGATTGTCAAGGGTGACAGTTTATGGCCCTGTCGGGGCGGTGTAGTGCCTTATGTGTTTGACTTTGTGTCTGCGTGTATGACTTGGTGTCTATATGTGCCGTGTTCGATATATAGTTATATCTATTTCAAAGCTTCTCGGAGGATTTGTGAACCTCCTACTCTGACGTTTATTATACCATTATAATACTCGTCTGTCAAGAGAACTTTGCGATTAAATTGTTCTTCCGCTTCTAAGTAACTTGCAACGCCACGACTTGGGCATATATGCAATATCTCTCTTGTAAATTTATCTTCACCTAACTCTAAAACATCTGCTTGGAGATTATCTGAACTACCCCAATAAGTGCGCCAGTCACTTTCTTTAGTTCCACGACGCTTGTTCTTCTTGCCTTTAAGTGGAGGCTTAGTGGTTTTAAATTTTGCTAACTTCTTACCAATGTACTTTTTGTCATTAGTAGTGTTGGTGATTATGTACACAAATGCTTCGCAGCCTTCGGGTAATTCATCTATTGGTTTGTTGTTATGATGCCATTGCATAGTACATAGTTATCCACTGCGAATACTATGTACTACCCTTTACCGGCTAGTCGACATATTCTGTGTCTGTGTTGTATGCAGTGAAGCCACCTTCCTTGACAACCGTTAACACATTGTTTACTCGACCTACTAATTCTTCCTTGTGAGAGATAAGGAAAATGTTCTTACCTTGTTCCCTATTCATCTTCTTAAGGATAGCTAATGCGTTCTCTACACCCATTGTGTCCATACCTGAGTCTATTAGTTCGTCTATGCACATTAAGTTCATAGGCGCATTTAAACTCTCATACATGTCTCTGAATGCCCAAGATAAGCCTAAAATAAGTCGATTGCGTTCGCCTCTACTTAGATTATCAAAGTCTAAGTCCCTACCGTACTCTGTTATTTCAACGTTTAGATCGTTCGCAAATTTTACATCATGCGGTAAACCTAACTTGTCTAAGTACCATGCTAACCTATGATTCAAGTATGCAATGTTTTGATCAATAATTTTTTTACGAATAAAACTATCCTTGCTGGTCAATAGCTTGTACAAGAACTCCTGGTGGTCTTTTAAGTGTGTAAGATCGTTTATTAAGTCAAAACTTACTTCTTGTAAACCTGTGTCTCTGAGCAAGTCTATTTGATCAATGTAAGGATTGTCTTCGTCTTGCTTAGTTTGGTATTGCTGTGCAAGTGATTCTAAATTGTGTTTATGTTCGTATGCTTCTTCTACACTTTTATAAAATGTAGTTAGTGTTACAGGAACAACAATGTCTTCGAGTGCTTCTGATAGTTCGGTTAGTTTACCTTCGCTAGTAGAAGTGTATTCTTTCTCTTCTTCTATCTTGCCCTCTAACTCTTTGGTATACACTTCGTGTGTGCTTAAATGTGCTGTACCTTGCTCACATGTAGGGCATACGCCTTCTAAAGCCTTTAGCAAGTTTGCTTCGTGCTCTACTAATCTACCTTTACTGCGAGTGTAACTTGTTGTTAAACTTTTTACTTCTTTGGTAATAGTTGCAACAAGGTCTTGTTGAGCCTTGGCTTCAACGTTTTGTTTGTGCGATGCAATTTCAGTATCAACATCAAGCTCGCCTAATGTAGTAATTGCTGTTTCTAAATCTTTTACTTTAGTATTGTGACTACCGTCCCATGCTTTCTTGCGACTTTCAATTTCAGCAATATTTTTTTCTATACGTTGGTTGCTAGTTTGAACAGCTTGTATTCTTAATTCTTCTTCTTTGATATCATCTTTGGAACGTTTAGTTTTCTCTTTGAGCTGTTCAGCTTTTAAACTTAGATCTGTAATACCTAACAACTGCTCAATCATGTCTCGTTGATCATTTGTTTTCATACTAAGGAATGGCTCGCTGTATGTGTTTAGTGCAACCAAGTGCTTAAACATATTATGCGGAAAACCGATTATTTTCTCAATCTCTTTTTGTGTTTCTCTACTGTCGCCTTGTTGTTCTTCGCTTACAGTATTCTCACCATTGACTAAGAACTTTAGTACGTTAGGCCTACGTCCACGTTCGATACGATAATCAATACCTTTAGACTCAAACTCTACTGTGGTCATCATGCCTTTGGCATTTGTTTTGTTGATTAAGTTATCACGACGAATGTTAGTAAGTGCCTCTCCATACAATGCATAACTTAATGCATTAATAATAGTAGTCTTGCCTGTACCATTCCTGCTGCCGTCACCACCCATATCTAAGTTGTGACCTAGTACTAGTGTTAGTTGACAGTTGTCAAAATTTACCGCTTGGGTATTGTTGCCTACACTCATAAAGTTACGGGCTGATACATTTTTAATCTTTAGCATATTAAATTTCTAACTCGTTATATATGTTGATTAGTTTATCTCTTTCAATTGTGTTTGACTCGATTGTGTCCAATTGTTGCAACACGATCTGATCAACACTCTCAAACTTTATTTCGCTACCTTCAAATTCCTGCTCTTCTTCTTTGATAGGAATAAGTTGTAACTCTCTTACATTATATTGTTCAGCAAATTTTTCTTTAATAAAAGTTGCTTCTTCATATGATATACTGATATCTAATTTTACACGAGCATAGGTATAACTGTCAAGTAAATTTGCATGATTGTCTAATAATTGTTTAAGACTAAACACTCTGTACTTAGGGCACTCGCTCCAGTTTACATATATAGGCTCTTCGTCCCATGTAAGGAACATAGCACCACGTTCGTCATCTTGTGCATCTGCATAGTTATGTGGGAACGCATTACCTAAGTAATGTATGTTATTTTTAAATTGTCTTTTGTGAAAGTGCCCACTAAATACATATTCTGGTCCACTAAGCATTTTATCATTAATGCCTCCATGGTCTGGCATCTCTACCATTGCATTCATTTTAAAGTAAGGTAATTCAAAGTGCCCAAACATATACTTGCACTTCATCTTTGCAACAGTTTTGTAATCGTCTCCTACTAACCATGGAACAATAGCAACATCGTCTTTTTCATACATGTCGTCTACCATAACAAAGTTAGATAAGTCACGAGCAAATTCAATACTGTTCATATCACGTTTGTCTCTGTAATAGAGATCGTGATTGCCTGTTATGAAATATACTGTTTCGAAGTTATCATTTAACTTTTTGAGATCACGAACAGTTGCGTTCATGGTTGCAACATTAATACTTGATCTGTGATGCATCCAATCACCGAGGAAAATACATGTTTCTGCATTCCTTGCTTTTGCTTCTGCAATAAACCAATCTATGTATCTAGCACAATCTTCTAAATGTAAGCGACTGTTTTGCTTTAATCCATAATGGATATCCGTAAAACAGGCTGCTGTTTTAAACAACTGACTCATATAAAACTACTCTGGGTTATTTTCTTGTTCTGCAGCAGCTTCTGCGGCTTCTCGTAGGTTTCGTATTTCTTCTTCATGTTTAATCTGTCTACTGAAACTAGGCATGTGACCTTGATCAATTAAAATATCATCTCTGATAGTTTGATTGCGTTTCTCAATGTTTAATACTCTTGTGAAACTGTTATTAACAACTGCGGTGTAGTAAGCAAATGGATTATCTGACTTGGATTCGTTAAACTGTAATCCAATTTGAGATAATTGCACTAATGCTTGTCCACGCATTTCGTCTACATAAGTATAACCACGCCAGTTAGCTCTGTGCGAATATCTTTCTACTAGTTTTAAAAACATAGTACCTAATTTATTTGTAATCCTACCGTGGTCAACACTGAACTCACCGTTACTAATACTGCCTAGCCAATGACTACGAACAACTTCGACTAGTTTGTCGCCTTGGTATGCGTAGTGCTTAAATGCTGGGAAGTTTACTTTAGCCTTCGTATCTGCTTCAGTCTTAGGATTCTTTTTTCTCCCAGGCTGTAAAGGTATGTGGTCCATGTTCATAACACGGAAAATTAATTCGTCTAGGTCAAACGAGTCTGGGTCTACTGCAAACTCTTTTTGCTTAGGCTTGTTCTTGTAATCTGCCCTATCGTGTGTAGACATTGCTACTGCATACGCCTCACTTTGCAATTTATTTGATTTATTTAATCTTGCCTCTGTAATAATAGTATCGTTGATATCAGCTATATTATTTACAATTATGTCATAGTTGCTATACTTTTCATCTGATATTTGGCAATAAGTAAGTTTACTTGCATTTATCTCTTTGAGTATATCTTTGTTGTTTAAGTAATTAACTGGTGCTGGTTTCTTTATCATTTGTTGTTGTACCTCTAAGTTTATACATTATTATACATTGGATAGTAGGAAAGTCAAGTATTATTTACCCACTTTTGGCCAGTTTCAGCAATTATAGTGGTATATATCGAATCAGGTAAATACTAGCATAGGAGAACATTATGTCAAACAGTGGAAGAGGCTCAATTAAATCTAGAATAGTAACCGGCACAGGATCAGCTATACCTCTTGGTGCATTCGGCAGGCAACAGTATCTAACTAGATTAGCAACAGATTTAAATAGCGTATCTCAGTTTCCGCTCGAAAGTGGTGAAAAACAACCCGGCATACAAACAGATTTTGACTGGCGAGCAAGACTGCGTCCAAAGAACGGCGGCAAAGATTTATTTTGGAAGGGCGATGACTCGTCACTTACAGGAAAGGGCGGACCTGTTAGGCCCAATGTTGATTACTTACTAAAGCCATTGCATGATGCAGGCGGGTTAGTTTGGCAGTATACTCCAGACATGTTAGTAAGTGCCCAGGTTAAT